CCTCTAATCCCGGAAGAATTATCGTCTTTGGTTTAATGGGCATTCCTGTAATAGCTGATTTTTTTCCTTCCGCTTTGCAGCACCTCCAAAATGGCTCCGGTATGGTAGCTCATTCAAAAGACGGATGGAAATATTGTATGGAGCAATTAATCAAGGATCGATTACTAAGAGAGTCAATGGGCTCTAATTTGAAATCCTTAGTCAAAAATAGGTTTGATTTTAAAATGCAAAATCGAGATCTTAAGAATTTTCTTTTTCATATTTTAAAGAAATGAAAAATTTATATTATTTCGTAGCGCATTTAGATGATTTTGAAATTTCTTGCATAGGGCATCTATACAAGCACAAACAGGACTATTCTTCTATAAATATTATCATCCCTACAAACTGGGAACTTAAAAGAGCTATATGGCAAGAAAACCTAGACGTTATCCAGACTAGGTTAAATGTTAAAATCAATTACACAAATCTAAACTACCCACAAAGGCGGTTAATGAGTGAATTTGATGACCTTAAGGACGACTTTTATAAAGAAATAAACTTTGAAGAGCCTTTTGATATAGTGACCCATGATTGCGAGGACTGCCATACTGACCATATAGCATGCAACATGATTGCCAAAGGTTTATATAAATACACTAACAAATTTCTTACTATTTATTCCCCTAGTTCTAAAAACTTTAAGGCTAATTATTGGGTAGGCTTACCTTCTGAAATTTTTCAATTAAAAAAAGAGTGCTTCGATAAATATAACATAAGTAATGAGCAATCTTATACCAAGCTAGGGTATTATATGAATAGTGATGAACATTATAATATGGGCAAAGCTTATTTTCTTGAAAGCTTTGTTAGGGAGGATTATAAATATTACGAGACTTACAGGATATTAAAATCCTTGGCATGAAAGTAACAATCCACCAACCAGAGCATTTTCCCTATATGGGATTCTTTCAAAAAATCAATCAAGCTGATCTTTTTATAGTACTAGATAATGTAAACTTTCGTAAAAACTATTTTCAAAACCGCAATAAAATAAAGAACCGTAACGGAGCTGATGAATGGATAACTGTTCCTGTAGAAAAGAAAGCTACTTCAAAAAAAATAAGAGAAATACAGGCCTCTACTGACCCCAACTGGAGGAGAAAAGTATTCAGGAAGATAAAAGATAACCTAAATTTCGATGCTTCTTACTTTTACGAGCCCCCAAAGTTAATAGATATAAATATGAGAACTATTAAATGGGGGCTAAACAAGCTTTCCATAAGAAAGAAAATACTTTACGCGAGCGACATAACCGATAAAGGGGAAAAATCTGAACTTTTAGCTAATCTACTAAAAGAAACAGGCGCTACTGAATATATTAGCGGCCCTTCGGGAAAAGACTACTTAGATATGTCCTTTTTTAACGACATAAAAGTTACTTTTTTTGAACCGAAAGTGGAAAATTATTACTCATCTCTGTATAATATTTTAAGATGAAATATGTAGTTACAGGCGGCTCTGGATTTATTGGGGCTCATTTAGTTAAAGCCCTCTCGCAAAAAGGGGAGGTCACTAACATAGACTTATTGCCCTCAGCACAAGACTCTGCTGCTTCACGGGACGTAATAGGGGACATTTCAAATACGGACAATAATCTCAAATTTTTAGAAGCTCTACAAGGAGCAGAGTGCGTCTTTCATTTAGCGGCAAAAGCTCGCGTCCAGCCCTCTATTGAACATCCAATAGAATTTGATCAGACTAACGTAAAAGGAACTCTTAATATGCTGGAGCTCTCCAGAGAAGCCGGAGTTAAAAATTTTATTTTTACCTCCTCTTCTTCTCTTTACGGAAACACTCATATTTACCCAACTCCAGAAACCCTTGCGCCTAACCCGTTGAGTCCCTATGGATTGCAGAAATTAATAGGGGAGCAATATTGCCAGCTTTATTCTCGCATCCACGACATGAATACTGCATGTTTAAGATATTTTAACGTATATGGAGAAAACGCACCAACAGAAGGCGCTTACTGCCTAGTGATAGGTAAGTTCATTCAACAAGCTCTAGCAGGAAAAAATCTCACTATTTTCGGAGACGGCCAACAAAAAAGGGACTTCACATATGTACAGGATGTTGTACAGGCGAATATTTTAGCTGCAGAAAAAGTAGAAGGCATGCAAGGCGAAGCTTTTAACATTGGTAACGGGGATAATCGTTCAGTTCAAGAAATAGCTGATGTTTTCGGCTTGCCTTGCGATTACCTTCCGGAGCGACTCGAACCAAAGGAAACGTTAGCTGATAATTCTAAAGCTAAAAATTTATTAGGTTGGAAGCCCACTGGGGACGTAGTAGATTGGTTAAAAAATTATTTAACAATAGTTCTAAACAAATAATATGAAGATCTTTGTAGCAGGCCACAACGGTCTAGTAGGTTCAGCAATTACACGGAGACTATTAAAAGAAGACGTATCGCTTCTTTTGGTCGACAGGGATAAATTAGATTTAATGGATCAAATGGCGACTGATCTTTTTTTTGAAGCTAACAAACCTGACGTAGTCATAGACGCAGCAGCCAAAGTAGGAGGAATTCATGCGAACAATGTGTATCCCGCTGATTTCATTTATCAAAACCTACAAATCCAAAACAATATCATTCATAACTGTTTTAAACATAAAGTTAAAAAGTTGATTTTTTTAGGGAGTATATGTATTTACCCTAAGTTCGCCGAGCAGCCAATTAAAGAAGAATATCTCTTAACCTCTCCTCTTGAACCTACTAATGAGCCATATGCTATCTCCAAGATAGCTGGAATAAAAATGTGCCAAAGCTATTACCGGCAACATGGGTCGGATTTCTTCTCTTTAATGCCAACTAACCAGTACGGACCGAACGATAATTTTCACCCTGAAAATTCCCACGTCCTGCCCGCTCTTCTTCGCAGGTTTCACGAAGCCAAACAAAATAATGCCCCATCGGTAGAAGTCTGGGGCACGGGCAAAGCAAAAAGAGAATTTCAATATGTTGATGATTTAGCTGAAGCTTCTGTTTTCGCTATTGAGAATATTACAGCAGATGAGGTTTACGGAAGTGGCGCTACCCACTTGAATGTTGGTACGGGCGAAGAATGGTCAATAGAAGACCTAGCTAAGAAAATTGCCCAAGTCGTTGATTATCAAGGGGATATAACTTTTCAGACCGATAAGCCTGACGGAGTTTTAAGGCGGGTAGGTGATAATTCACGCATAAATAAGCTTGGATGGAAACATAAATATTCATTGGAAGAAGGATTGAACTTAACCTATAATTGGTACAAAGAAAATGTCTAAAAGATCATTAGTAACGGGAGTGACGGGTCAAGACGGCCCAAACATGATCGATTATTTATTAGAGAACACGGATCATCTCGTTTACGGAATGACGCGAAGGTCGTCTAATATCAATCTTTCTAATTGTGAATCTTTTTTAAATAACGAAAGATTCCAACTAGTATACGCTGATCTCACAGACGGAGGGTCTTTAGATCGTTTAGTGCAAGAAATTCAACCCGATTATTTTATTAATTTTGCTGCGAACTCTTTTGTGGGCTGTAGCTGGGATATGCCTGAGCATGTCATGGACACTAACGCTTTAGGAACTTTGCGATGTTTAGAATCTATTAGAAGGTTCCAACCTAAATGTAGGTTTTATAGTGCTGGAAGTTCAGAAGAGATGGGGGATGTTGATTATAGCCCCCAAGATAAAGCTCATCCACCTAAACCACGGAGTCCATACGGGGTTTCTAAAGTCGCTTCCCGTTTCTTAACAAAAGTTTACCGAGAGTCTTACGATATTTTCGCAGTTCATGGAATCTTATTTAATCATGAAGGAATAAGGAGAGGAGAAGAATTTGTAACAAGAAAAATTACTAAGGGAGTTGCCGCAATCAAGTCGGCAATCGACCAAGGTAAGGAGTTCCGGCCACTTCAGCTTGGTAATGTGGACGCTAAGCGGGATTGGTCGGACTCCGAAGACTTTATGGAGGGTGTCTGGTTGATGCTCAATCAAGAAAAGCCGAAAGAATATATTCTATCAAGCAATGAGACCCATACAGTGAAAGAGTTCGTTTCCCTAGCTTTTCAAGAGGCCGGTATCGCTGGCTTGTGGAGCGGAGAAGGCCTTGATGAAAAATTTAGAATTTATCAAGAAAATAAAATTTTAGCAGAGATTAGCGAAGAGTTTTATCGTCCGGCAGAAGTGGCTATTCTTCATGGCGACTCTACTCCAATAAGGGAGGAATTAGGATGGAAGCCTAAGTATTCTTTTCAAGATTTAGTATCACGCATGGTTGAGAATGATATTAATCTTTTGAAATAGCACGCGACGTCAATAAAAGAAGGTTGTTTAAGGTTCTCCTTACTGAGACGTAGCGCAAAAGCAAAGAACCTTGACTTTTTTCCCGAAATAATTAATTATAGTTTTATGGCGGCGAAAAGGAAGCGAAAGCAGACTTTAAATCAGTTTATCATTAACAAATTCCTAAATGTACCCAAAACTTTTTGGAAAGATAAGGTCGCAGTGTCGCGAGAGATGGGTTTTAGCAAAAAGCTCATTACTAAATATCCTTTAGAAGCGTTTTGGAAAGCTCTTCCTCTTAAGTTTGCCGCCGACAGCTTAAGTTGGTACGTCTCCCCTCAAGGATGGGCTTATTTAAAAATAGAGTACGCCAAATTTAGTCTTGACTTAAAGCCCCTAACGCGGCATAATGTATCGGATGCCAAATTAGGCAGCGACAAGACTTTAACGTGCAAAACCAGAGCCCTTAAAGATTTTTTAAAGTATGGCAGCAAAAAAGAAAATAAGTGAACAAATAACACCGCTAGATCAAATAGAGAGCTACCTTAAGGAGCATAAGGATGAGCACTTTAATTTTGAAAAAGAGCCCCAATACGTAGTCTCTAGCGGAAGCTTGCTATTAGATATTGAAATGTCCGGAGGCATTCGACCCTCTATCATTAGGGCTTCTGGAGTATCTGAAGGAGGTAAAACGTCTTGCGCTCTTTCTTTTGCTAGAAATTTTCAAACAACTCAGGAAAACGGGATGGTTGTTTACATCAAATCTGAAGGAAGGCTTTCTCCAGAGATGCTTGAAAGATCCGGCTTAGACACTTCTCCAGAAAAGTTATTTATTTATAAAAGTAACATCTTTGAGAGCGTTCTTCAGTTAATGCGTGAGTTGATAATGAACAACCCTACGGAATGTAAATATTTTTTTATTATTGATTCAATGGATGCGATGGTTCCCAAAAAAGATCTCGATAGGTCTTTCGAAGAATCGGATAAGGTCGCTGGAGGATCAGTTTTAAGTTCCAATTTTTTAAAGAAGATGGCATTAGGTCTTTCTACGAAAGGGCATATATGTTTTATGATTTCTCAAGTTAGAAGTAAAGTTAGCGTAAATGCATACGAAAAAACGGACCCTAAATTAACTAATGCTTCAGGAGGAAATGCTTTGCTTCATTACTCTGACTGGATTTTAGAATTTCAACCACGTTACGGTGGGGACATGATTCCCCCTAAAGAAAAGAAGCCAGATGGACATTGGTGCAAAGTAGTGTTCCGCAAGTCCGCAAACGAAAAAACAGGCACCGAAGTCCGCTACCCCATTAAATACGGACGCACTGGCGGCAGGAGCGTATGGATTGAATATGAAATTATAGACATGTTACTACAATGGGATATGGCGGTCACCAAAGGCGCTTGGATTATAATAATGGAATCTCTTGTTAAGGAGTTGGAAAAAGAAGGGTTACAAATCGAGCCAAAGCATCAAGGTCTTGATAATTTTCGTAAATATCTTGAAGAAATGCATGAGATTCGAGACTACCTTTTTAATAAATTTAAAACTATTCTTGGAGGCATTGGAAACTAAGTAGTGAAGCTTTATGACATTAGAGGAAAGCTCAGGTACAAAAGCGTACAGAAATACCGAATCGACTGGGATGCTCAATGTCGCTCAAATATACAGTTTGAAGTTAAACAGTTTTTTTACCCATTTTGGAAAAATCATATTTGTTACGAAGAGTTTCCCGTTTACGGAACCCGCATGAAAGTAGACCTAATAAATATGACTAAAAGAATTGCAGTAGAAGTCCAAGGGCCGCAACACGAATCGTTCAACAAGTTTTTTCATGGCAATTCTCGAGCAAATTACTTAAAATCCATCAAAAGAGATTACCATAAGGTAGTATGGCTAGAGAACAATAATTTTAAGATTTTAGAGATTTTTGAAGAAGACTTACCTTCTTTGTCCCCAAAATACATTGAGAAGAAGTTTTCGGTAAACATATAATATAGTGTAATAAATAGTATGAAGATTAATGAAACTCATAGGATTCCCGATATTATCTTGGACCAACTAAGTGAGTGGTCATGTGGAGGTTTTATGCTTTTCAATTTCGATGAGAACGGAAACCCCCAAGTATATTCTAAAGCGGAAGACGAGAGAAATGCCATGTCGCTCCAATATCTAGTGAGCCACTGGTCTGACGCAATGGAAACGATGAATTCAGACAGTTTTACAAAAAACTTAAACCAAGCTTTTGACGAAGAACATAAATACGACGACGAAGAAGGATTAGAAGATAATGAGTGATACAAATATAAACGAATATTATCCGCAGGGAGACCCTGCCGAGGTGCCTCAATCTTTGGTTGCGGGAGAAGCTCCCAATTCCCCCGATACACCTCCAGCTACAGATGAAGCTCCTGTTGATACAGTGCCTACAGCACCGGCGCAAGACCTAGGGATAGAAGATTTAGGTATTGATTTGCCTGACATACCCCTCCCAGACGAAGACCCTATAGAAGATGGAGTCAAAGATGAATTTGACGACGCTGCTTTTAATTTTGCAATCGTAGGTGTTGGCCAAGGAGGGTCCCGTCTTGCGGAATCTTTTTGGAATTTAGGGTACCGTAGAGTAGGTATAATCAATACAGCTCAACAAGATTTGTCTCTTATTAAAATGCCTGAAGAAAACAAGCTTTTAATTGGAGACGGCGGAGCCGGTAAGAATCCCGACGCTGCTGATGAAGTTTTTCGCACCCGCTACGAAGATATTTTAGATTTCTTAAAAAAGACTTTTGGTACGGGGTACGAGAGGGTACTTGTTTGCGCTGGCGCTGGAGGAGGAACAGGCGCAGGAGGCGTAGCTAGAGTTTTAGAAATATGTCATGACTTAAATCAATCTCTTGGTAAAGAAACTAAAGACACAGATGCTAAAGTTGGATGCGTCCTTGCGCTCCCCACTAGGGGAGAAGGCGTGAAGGTTCAGGACAACTCAAAGAAGACCGTCACTAAAGTTCTTGATCTGCAAAAGGCAGGCGTTGTCTCTCCTTTAATTATTTTAGATAACGAAAAAATAAAACAGCTTTATCCTAAATTGAGTGTTAATCAGTTTTGGAGTACCGCCAATAATAGTATATGTTCTGTTTTTCATTTATTTAATAAAATCTCAGCTAAAGAATCCGCCTACACTACCTTCGATAAGGCTGACTTAGATACGATCTTCTCTTCCGGAATAATTATGTTCGGAGCAACCCCTGTTAAAGATTTGACTGACACGGGCATCTCTTACGCGGTGAGGGATAATTTGCGTAAAAACATTTTAGCGGGAGTAGACGTATCAACTGGAAATGTCGCTGCATGTGTCATTATCGGAGACAAGGAATCTCTAGATAATATTCCTCAATCAAGCTTAGAACACGGTTTTGAGCAGTTAAGCCGGATGATGGGCTCCAATTCTACAGTTCATCGAGGAATTTATGCCGGTGCCAAAAAAGGGTTGGCCGTTTATACAGCTATAGGAGGCCTTCAATCTCCTGATAATCTTTTTGATTATTTCTTTAAAGTAGACCGGGTATACAAATAGTAGATGCCCATATATTCTAATCAAGTTGAGGGTCATGTTTTAGGTGGCCTCCTCAAGCACCCCTCTGTGTTGCCTGAGATAGATTCCTTTGTTAACGCTGCAGATTTTTACAATGATGTACATCAAACTATTTATTGCGTACTTAGGGACTCAATTTTAAACGATGAAAAGATTGATAAAGTATTAATAGCAAATAAAATAACCAATCTCGGAATTTCCTCTAAGGACGATATAGATATATATGATTATATAAACACGCTTAATTACACCTCAATTACTAAAGGTGCAGTAATTGAATCTTGTAAGGAACTAGTCAAAATAAGGATAAGGAGGGAGCTTAGCGTAACTGCCGATAAGATAAAAGAGCATGTTAGTAATTGCTCTAACGAAGATCTAGACTCTATTATATCTTCCACAGATTCTATTTATAGCGATAAGATATCTAGTTATTCTTTTGATGATGATCCGCAAAACGTTTTTGATGATTTAGAATTTAAAGTAGAAGAGAGAGGTAATAACCCTACTGACGATACTGGACTCGCAACTACCTTTGAAGAATTTAATAGGCTTTACGGAGGACTAAGAAGCGGAAACATCTACGCTATCGTGTCTCGCCCAGCTCAGGGAAAAACTACTTTTATAAATGAACTATGTTTGGGGGCGGCGATAAAAAATAATGTCCCGGTATTAGTACTGGATACTGAAATGACTACGGAAGAAATACAATTCCGTATGGCAGCAGCTAAAACAGGCGTACCTCTTTGGTTTTTAGAGACGGGAAAGTGGCGGACAAATAAGGAGATGCTGGAAAAAGTAAGGACGTATTTTCAAGATTTAAAAACGCATCAATATTTTCATTATCATGTCAGAAATAAGACTATAGACGAAGTATGCGCCATGATACGAAGATGGCATATGAAGCATGTAGGCAGGGGTAACAAATGTGTTATTGCTTACGATTATGTCAAGCTGACAGGGGAAAGAGTAGATAAAAACTGGGCAGAGCACCAAGCTATCGGAGAAAAGATAGATAAACTAAAAAGAATAGCTGAAGAAATAAATGCTCCTCTTATCACCGCTATGCAGATGAATAGACAAGGGGAAAGTTTCAATCGCAATTCAAGTAACTTAGTAGATGACAGTTCTGCTATCTCTCTCTCCGACAGGCTGCAGTGGTTCGCTACATTCGTAGCTATTTTTCGTAGAAAAACTAATGATGAAATTGCGCTTGATGGGGAAAGATTTGGGACGCATAAATTAATTCCCCTTAAAACCCGCTTCCAAGGTAGGGATGCAGCAGGGCATCAAGACCTCATGAGACGTAGGGTAACCGAAACAATTAACGGAAGAGAATCTGAAAGCGAAAGATTTGTAAATAATTTTTTAAATTTTCGAGTAGAAAACTTTAACGTCTCCGAGGAAGGTTCCCTCTCAGATATAATAAGGCACGAGCAGCAATCTTTCAATATACAAGGCTCAGAAGACCCACAAGAGGACTTCGGTTTTCTTTCTACAAATGCATGATGTTAAAGATATCTTAACGAATCTTGGCTATTCCTTAGTGGATAGCGGAGCTTACTACCGAACCAAGCCTCTTTATAGGGATTCTAGCAGCCATACCGTGCTTTCTATTAAGAAAGATACGGGAAGATGGATTGATTTTAAAGAGCAGAAGTTTGGCAATCTTGAAGATTTAATTCAAATAACGCTCAACTTAAAGGATCTCCAAGAAGCTAAAAGTTATCTCTCTAATAATTTCCAATTCAATGTCCCCAAACCAGAAAAGGAAAAACTTAAGGCTGCATCTTTTTTTAATAAAGAAAATTTAAAATACATTTCTCCTATTTATTCTTACTGGGAAACCAGAGGAGTCTCGGGAGACACTTTAAAAATTTTTGAGAGCGGCGTCATGAAAGCGGGTAAAATGAAGGATCGCTATGTTTTTCCTATTTTTGATAAACAAGAACGATTAATCGGGGTAGCCGGAAGAGATATAACTGAAAAGCAATCTATTAAATGGAAATTAGCCGGAGAAAAAAAGAATTGGGTATATCCTTTAAAATATAATTTATCTTATATCTTAAAAGAAAAAAAGGTTTTTCTTGTGGAGAGTATAGGCGACATGCTCTCTCTCTGGGAAGCGGGAATAAAAAATACTATCGTTACCTTCGGGCTCTCAGTAAGCTCAAAAATAAAACAGGCTTTAATGGTAATTGATCCATGCAAAATATATATTTCATTTAACAATGATGAAAATCAAGCAGGAAACGACGCAGCAAGAAAAGCTTACTCTAACTTATCTAGACAGTTCGACCTAAATCAATTAAAAATTCAACTTCCATCTAAAAACGATTTTGGATGCATGTCTCGTAACGAAATAAGGTTATGGAGAAAACAAATAAAACAGTAAAAGAAAAGGTTCTTTCCGCCTCGCGAATCAAAACGCTAGAAACGTGTTCGTGGTCATATTGGTGCAACTACCATCTGAAACTTCCTCAAAAACAAAATGAGGGAGCACTACGAGGGACGCTTTGCCATCTAGTTTTTGAAATGCTTGTTAAAAAGAAGCATAAAAAACATTTTAACAAAATATCAAAAGCGGGAACTATTAAAGCTAGTAAAGCCGTTCACCGAATGGTCACAAAGCACTTAATTCAAATGGAGAACAGTTTCGACTTACCTATGACCAATGAAGAAAACACAGAGTTGGTAGACGATATGATCGTAGTGGGTTTAAACTGTGATTTTTTTGGACGCGGAGGCAAAGTCGATAAGCCGGAATTAGAGTTCTTACTAGAGAACAAAGACCCAGAGTATAAAATTAGAGGTTTTATTGATAAACCTATCGTTTATAAAAGAGGTAAAAAAATAAAAATTGTAGATTATAAAAGCAGTAAATATAAATTTCGAGGAGAAGAGCTTCACTCTAATGTTCAAGCAATGGTCTACACTCTTGCTGCTCAAAAAGAATGGCCCGACTACACGCCTACTGTAGAATTTCAGTTTCTGCGTCACCCACGAAGTCCCTTGCAGCAACTACAGTTCAACAACGAGCAGCTTCGGGGATTAGAGTACTACTTAGCTCATACTTTTCAAATAATAAACGATTTCACAGAAGAGACAGCTAAAACTAATTACGCTGCAGATACGAAAAAGAATTCATGGTTATGTAAAATAGGGAAGTGGAGATGCCCCTATATTGATGCTTACGATTATTTTGTTACCGTTAACGAGTCTGGCGAGGAAACTAATAAATCCCTTAAAAAACAAGAATTAAAAAAATCTTTAAAAGACGGGGAAAAAATAGAAAAAAGAACCTATAAAGGTTGCCCTCGGCACGAACCAACAACGCAAGACAATATCCTTGACATGTTTGCCTAAGGCTTGTAGAATCATTTTTTCATGGATGAAATTATTCCAATTTTCAAAAGCCACTACAGCTTAGGCAGATCAATCCTTACGCTAAATCCGCCCAAAGACCCGAGCGAAATTGATAGCTCGGATTCTGTTTTTGATATCTGTTCGGACCTTGGGTTGAGAGAAATGTTTCTTGTAGACGATAACATGACAGGCTTTCTTGAGGCTTATACTAATGCTGAAAGCCTTAAGGTGAAGTTAATTTTCGGTTTACGGTTGACGTTTTGTCCAGATGCCCTCAACAAAAGCGAAGAGGGGCGTCATCATTCTTACAAAAATATAATTTTTGCTAAAAACGCAGCAGGTTATCGTCAACTTATAAAAATTTATACTTTTGCCGCTCAAGAAGGTTTTTATTATGAGCCTCGTATCGATTTTTCCCACCTCAAGCCCCTGTGGACAAACGATTTACTAATGGCTGTTCCTTTTTACGATTCCTTTCTTTATAATAATAAATATACAGATTCTCAATGTGTTCCCGATTTTTCTTTTTGCGATCCAATTTTCTTTATTGAAGATAACGATGTGCTACTTGATAAAGATATGCAAAGAAGGGTAAAAGATTTTTGCGATAACACTTACGCCACCCAAAAAACTAAAAGTATTTATTATCGGGATAAAAAAGATTTTTCAGCTTATTTAACTTTTAGATGTATCAACAAGCGAACCACTGTAGACAAACCTAATTTTGACGGAATGTGTTCGGACAGATTTTGTTACGAGAGCTATTTGGAGGCAGTTAATGGATAATCACCTCATAAGATTTCAAGAGAAAAAATTTCTTTTTTTAGACTTTGAAACGTTTAACGTATGTCTAAACGATCAATTTAACTTGCCGTGGCAAGCGGCCACTATCCTCCTACAAACAGAACAGGGGAAAGATGGACGTATATCAAACAAAGAGAGGAGCCGTCACGACTTGTATATAAAATGGGATACGGATTTAAAAATTAGTAAAGAGGCTAAAAGGATTACTAATTATAGTGAGAAGGTCTTTCAAGAAAAGTGCACTTCCGAAGAGAAGGCTTTTGAAGTAATTTATGATCAAGTTGAAAAATGTGACTACTTAGTAGGTCACAATGTTTTAGGTTTTGATATTTATTTGTTACGTAATTGGTACAGAAAGCATGGTAAAGACTATAGCGGTTTACCCTACAAAGTTTTAGATACTTTTGCTATCGCTAAATCTGTCGCTTTAGATTATCCCTATAAAAGAAATGAATGCGAGCTGTTAGATTTCCAAATGAAAATGATAAGTATTCGAAAGAAGGGGATTCGCACCAGTTTGAGCGCCTTAGGTAAGAGCTACAACATAGAGCATGATTACGCCCGCCTCCATAATGCACTTGTGGATTTAGAGTTAAACATAAAAGTGTGGGACAAGTTAAAATACCAAATAGATTTTTAAGGTGTAAGGATTTATAATATCCTAATGCCCAGTCTAGACTATATATACGACATAACAGAGAAACTTGATGAAGAAAACCTTAATTATTTGGTCCTTACTATAAGAGAAGGTCAAAAAGAAGATAAAGTTGATGTTTTTTTTAATATTAAACCCCAGTGCGAAGAGGTCTTTGAAAGATCTATTCAACAAGTAAAAGAAATCCTTGTATCCAGAAATGACGACGGCAATAAGCCCATCAAACCAAAAAGGAAAAGAAGGAGGAAAAAGTAAACTCTTTTCTTCTCGATTCTCACGGCTGAACCTTCAACTTCACGGTGTACGTCTTCCCCAATTTAAGATAGAGGACAAATATTTAAACGATTTATCTTTAGATAAGGATATCTCCACTTATGATTTTTTAAGAGAGCTTTGCTTACGTAGATTTAAAAGCCTAGGACTAGATAAGGGGGATGCAAAATCGATATATATTGAGCGAATAAAATACGAACTCGAAATCTTATTAGAGTTAAATTTTGTAGAATACATTCTTCTTGTTTGGAAAGTTGTCACTTATTGTCGTGAAAATGATATCCCCTTAGGTTTGGGTAGGGGATCGGCAGCAGGGAGCATGGTGCTATATTTGCTTCAAATAACTCAAATAGACCCGGTTAAGTACGATTTATTTTTTGAAAGATTTGTATCTAAAGCTCGAGCTAAGAAGAAGGTCGTAGATGGAGTGACTTATTTAGATGGTTCTCTAATGTGCGATGTTGATGTAGACGTATGCTATTACCGACGTCAAGAAGTCCTCCAGTACCTAAAGGAAGAGTTTTCGGGAAGTACTTCTAAAATCCTCACTCTTAACACCTTAAGTGGTAAGCTTGTCATGAAAGAATGTGGCAAAGTAGTGGGAGGTAAAGACGAAGCAGAGATGAATGGAGTATCATCTTTAATTCCTAAAGTGTTTGGCCAAGTAAAGGATATAAAAGAAGCGTATGACGAAGTTCCCGAATTCGCATCTTGGTGCGACAAGAATCCCAAGGTTTATAGCATCGCTTTAAAACTTAGAAATTTAATAAAAAACAAAGGGGTTCATCCTTCTGCTATATTACTGTCTCATGGCAAAATGATTGATAGTTGCCCATGTGAACTAGATTCCTCGAAGGAGCCCGTATCCTCATTCGATATGGACTGGTCTTCTGTTTCTAACGTTAAGTTAGATGTATTAGGATTAAGGACAGCTTCTGTTGTAGACGTTTGTTGCAAGATCTTAAAAGAGACTAAAGGTATAGACATAAGCCTATCTTCAGTTGATCTCGATGATCCATTCATCTACCAGCAGTTGTTTGATTTAAAACTTCCTATGGGATTGTTCCAGCTTGAAGCAGATACAAACTATGACGTATGCAAAAAAGTCAAACCTAAAAACTTGGAAGAGCTTAGCGCCGTACTAGCCCTTGCTAGGCCCGGAGCTTTAGCTTTTGTTGATCAATATGCAAATTATACAAATAATGACGTATACGAAGCTATACATCCATTCTTCGATGACATCTTAGGGACAACAGGTGGAGTCTGCCTGTATCAAGAGCAAATGATGAAGATGGCTCACAAAGTAGGTTTTACTCTTGATGAAGCGGAAATACTTCGCCGTATTGTAGGTAAGAAAAAGATTAATGAAGTTAAAAAATGGAAGAAAAAAATTAAAGATAAGATTAAAGAGAATAATTTAGATAAAGAGATTGGAGATATTCTTTGGCAAGTATTGGAGGATTCAGCTAATTACTCTTTTAATAAATCTCACTCTATATCTTACGCCTCTCTCGCTGCGATAACTACTTACTTAAAATTCAAGCATCCAAAAGAGTTTTTCTTATCGCTCTTGAAGATGACACGTTTTGAACCAGATCCCATTGCGGAAATATCAAAAATAGCAAGGGAGCTTCCGAAATTTGAGATCAAGCTTCTCGGGCCTCATTTAATGAAGTCGGAAATGGATTTCAGCATCGAAGGCGATAATATTCGTTTTGGACTCACTTCCATAAAAGGCATATCTGACAAATCTATTCAGAAATTGGAGAATTTTAAAAATAAATACTCAAACAAACTTGAAGTTTTCCAAGGGGCAAGAGAAGCCGGTATAGGAGTAGGTATACTTTCGGCCCTGATTCAAGCCGGAGCATTAGAGGATGAATTTTCCCAGTCTCGAAGCTACATCGTAGCTGAAGCTCAATTATGGAATCTCCTCACTCCGAGGGAAAAATCTAAAGCTTTTGATATTGCAGAAGAGAAAAAGTGCGATCTTATGGAAATAGTCAAGTTCTTAAACAAAGAGTTAAAGGATGAAAAAGGGCGTCCCTTTATAAAAGATTCAAGGATCGAGACTATCCGACGTAACTTTAAACCTTATAATGATATTTATAAAAAGAATAAAAGAAATGAGGATTTTGCAAATTGGTATTATGAAAATGCTCTTTTAGGATATACTCATGGAAAATTCCTTAAAGACGTAAGCTCGGAGTATTCACATCTACAAAATATTGAAGAATGCTTAAACAGTAGCGAAGGTACTTCAGTTAATTTTATAGGTACTGTGGAAGATACCTATTCCTCCAAAAGTAAAGCAAAGGGCACTCCGTACCTCAGACTCTCCATTAAAGATGAAAGCGGATTCTGCACAGCCATGCTCTTTACCCAAAAGAATCGCGATAATATCGCTAATTGCCGTAGAGATAATGGGGGGCATCTTCCAGCGAAAAAAAGTATCGTAATTATAAAAGGGTTAAAGAAAGACGGAGACACCATTTTTGCTGATTTAGCAAGAGTTCAAGACCAGAAAATTTTTATGAAGTTAAGTGAGATAAAAGGCTTGACCTAATAGCCGAAGTAATTAATAATACAAGCACTGAGAGGAATCTCAATAATACATAACCACTAAACGAAAGAAAGGAAATAAGATATGTTACAGTTCTATAAGCCTAATGCAAAAAATACCGGTTCCGCCTGCTCTTTCTCTTACAATAAAAAAGACAAAGCTCTTTGGGTAAACTTTATCCGACAAGCGTCTTGGAATGACCAGACAAAGCAGGGTACTTTTAAGGGCTCCGGTCCAGACAAGAAAGCGAACTCAAAATTCAGCATCACAGAACTAGCGGGTTTAATTCACGCTATTGAGACGAATGGAGAATTTGGAAACTTTCATGGAAATAAAGAAAGAAATACTACTTTTAAATTCGCTCCTTACGTTCGTGAAGGAAGTCAAGTGGGGTATAGCTTTTCGCTAAATCAAAACAATAGCGCCGAAGGGGTAAAAAAATCCTTTTTAATAGGCTTCACTTTTCCTGAAGGACGTATGTTAAAAGAATATGCGTTAACAGTCTTAAATAATTATTTTATAGATTGTATAGAATCGAGTCAATTCACAGGAAATAACAGCGAATCTTACAAAAAAACTCAGGAAAAAGTAGAAACTTCATCTTCTACAGGGGATAATAATCAAGAAGTAGACCTTGACGTCCCTTGGTAATGAAGAAACTTTTATTTCAAACAGACTCAGCTCTAGCAAAAACGGGTTTTGGCAGAAATGCTAAAGCCCTTTTGTCATATTTATATAAAACTAAAAAATATGAAATAGTTCAATATTGCTGCGGTACCGACTATTCTAACCCCGTGCTTAAAACAACTCCATGGAAATCTATAGGCACTCTACCGGACGATCCCGCAGAACGGCAACGAATAAGCCAAGACGCTGGACAAGCCCGTCTAGCGTCTTATGGAGACTATATGGTAGACAAAGTCATGCAGCAAGAAAAGCCTGACTTCTATTTTGGCATACAAGATATTTGGGGCACCGAGTTTGCTATTAAAAAGTTTTGGTTTAATAAAATTAATTCGGTCATTTGGACTACTTTAGATTCTCTACCTATTCTTCCTACGGCTATCGAAAATGCTCCCAAGATAAAAAATTATTGGATTTGGAGTAACTTCGCCACTAAAGCCCTTCACTCTAAGGGGCACTCTCATGTCAAAACAGTTCACGGATGCATTGAGACTAAAGATTTCTTCCGTTTACCCGACGAGAGGCGAAACGAACTCAGAGCCCTAAACAACATAGAAGAAGACGCGTTTGTTATAGGGTTCGTATTTAGAAACCAACTCCGGAAATCTGTTCCAAATCTTTTAGAAGGATATTCTAAATGGAAAAAAGATCACAAACCAACTAGGAAAACTTATCTACTTTTTCATACTCACTGGAAGGAAGGTTGGAACATTCATAAATTAGCTGAAGAGTATGGTATAGATAAGTCGGAAATTCTCACTACTCATATATGTAAAAAATGTGGTGACTACGAAATAAAAAAATACCAAGGAGAAGATCAAAATTGCGGAAGGTGCTCTGCGGATAAATCGCAAGTAACAACTAATGTTAGTTTTGGAATAAGGGAAGACCAATTAAATGAAGTTTATAACTTAATGGATATGTATTGTCATCCCTTCACTAGCGGAGGCCAAGAAATACCCATCCAAGAAGCTAAACTTACAGAATTAATAACGGCTGTCACTAATTACAGCTGCGGTGAAGAAAGCTGCGAGGAAGGTTCTGGCTCTCTACCTCTAGATTGGTCGGAATACAGAGAGCACCAGACAGAGTTTAAAAAGGCTTCTACTTGCCCTTTTTCTATAGCTGCCAGTATAGATGTGGTCTATAATATGTCGGAAAAGGAAAGGGAAGAGCGGGGAAAAATTTCTCGTCAATGGGCGATTGACAACTTTTCTGTAGAAGTAATCGGTAAAAAATTTGAACAGTTTATCGATTCGTTGGACTCTACTGGTTATAACTTTGAAGAAGAAGAAGGTAAGGAAACTAAAAAAAGGAATTACCCTAATGCTTATGTTCCTCCTACAGAAAATGACTCAGATTGGATTTTATCTTTATATAAAAATATCCTTAATATGGAAAATCATATTAATGATGAAGGCTACAAAACTTGGATGAAGTCTCTTGAAAACAAAGTGCCTCGTTCCCAAGTTGAAGAATATTTTCGTAAAGTCGCGAGAGAACATAATCAAAAGTTTTTTCCCGAAAAGATAGATGATCACCTAGACAAAGATGACGAAGGAAAAAGGATGGCTTATGTAATGCCTAGTTCTGCAGTAGATGTTTTCTTATCAACCTCTTTATTTAAATCTATAAAAAATAAATATCCTAATTATAATCTCTATGTAGTAACTGAGCCTGAGAATTTTCACATATTAGATGGCAATGAATACGTCCACAAAACTATTCCTTATACTCCACAATTTGATAATACTTTATTCCTCGAAGGGGCAGGGAAACATAAGGGCTTTTTTGAGATAGCCTTTACCCCTCATTTAACTTCTCAACGTACTAATAATTATATTCATAACGCAAAAGACGTTATCGACAAGGAGGCGCTATGCACATTTTAGAATCGTACGCTTTACAAAATGATCTAAAGATAGATAAACCGTTTGTTTATGAAAACTTTTTCCCTCTAGCTGTAGATAAGTTTATTACATTGGATACGTCTTCCCTTAAGACGAATGCAATGAAGTATGATTATTGGCAACTTGTGGTAAATATAATTTCTCCATACCTAAAAGAGCAAGGGATTAGCATAGTGCAGCTTGGAGATAAAGATTGTACCGGTCTGGAAGGATGCTATATAGCGCTCGGTCAATGTAGCCATAATCAAAAGGCGTATATTATCAAGAAGTCCCTAGCCCATCTTTCGCCTAATAATGAATCCTGTCATATTGCTTCGACTTACAATAAAAAGAGTGTTATCCTTTTTCCTTTTAATTGTTATCCGGAGCAGTTTTCCCCTTATTGGTCGGATGAAAACAGGGTGGAAATTCTACAGCCCGAAACAGTAGAGGATAGGCCTTCTTACAACCCAAACGAGATTCCTAAATCTATAAACACTATAGCTCCTGAGAAAATAGCTCAAAAAATACTCAACAGTGTAGGCATTTATTCTTTTGTTCCCTCTTTTAAAACTTTGAAGATAGGGAATGCTTTTAATCAGAAAAGAGTAGAATCGGATTTAACCCATTTATTAGATATTCAAAAGCTGGGAGTTTCTTCCCTTATAATAAGAATGGACTTAAACTTTAATGAAGACGCCTTGCGGCAACAGCTAGAGGCCTGCGCGTGTTCTATTATTACTAACAGAGCTTTAAGTGATGACATTTTAGATAAGTACAGTAGCAAAATACTTGAGATTGTTTATTATTTAGAAGATGATAACGATCCCAATTTCATACGCAAAGTTAAAGAAAGCTCCATTGTTTTTCTTATGCGTAGCCGCAAGGACGAACGGTCCATTAACGACTTGAAACTTGCTTACATGGATTATGGTATGGTTCACAGAATCCCCCCACGTTCTCAAAAAGATTTTAAGGAATTAGCGGGTAAAAATAAACTTTATTATAAATCTAATCATTTTATTATTCATAATAATAGTTTTTATACTTCCTCCGCTGCTGTTAGGAGAGGAATTCATGGTACTCCCTCTATGGAGCATGAACCTTACGAGGTTATTGACGACCCCTTATTTTGGGAAGAGGAAGATCATTTTCAATTTTTCGAGAAAAAATAGTTGACTTCCACCCCCAAGTCCCGTACCATAATTCGACATGGGAACTACTGTAATAAACAAGCCGCCTACTGTTTTTGAAAGAAATAAGTACGGCCTTCTAGAAGATAAGAACGTACAATACCAATTCAATACTGATGGTACCGTTAACTGGCGCAAAATGATAAAGCCAGAGTTTTTGGTAGCTAATCGGGATAGAACAGACGAAACCGATATATCAAAGCTCGACGACAGTGAATTAATAATTCTACTTGGAGGTTTAAAAGATTTAGCTAACATAAGAGGCTACCATTCTGTTAATTATACAGTAACACATGCCTCACCTGAATACGTATGTGTTTCGTGCTCAATAGTTTGGATAGGAAATTACGAAACTGAAAACGGTGAGTCAGTTCTTTTTCAAAGCGTTGCTGACGCAGGGTTAAACAATACCGAAGGTTTTGGTCAGATGTACCTAGCGGCAATAGCTGAAAACCGAGCTTTTTGTCGAGCTGTACGTAATTTTTTAAGAATCAATATTGTAGCCAAAGAAGAAATTAAAAATGTGAAAATTTCTAAACCTTCATCGAGCGTTAATTCTGCTTCTCCAGATATTTTCCTATCTAACTTAATGAAAGAAAAGAAGATTGACTTCATTAACATTAAGAACAAGATGGTAAAAGAAGCGGTGGCCGGAGCAGAAAAATGGAATTCTGTAAAAGATATTCCTCGTATTAAAATGTTTGAAATTATTGAACGAATGCAAAAGAAAAAATGAACCTAGACCGCTACACAGCAGAGGGTAAAAAGTTTATCGGCAAGGAGAGGGAAACGGCCTCCCTTGTCGAAAACCATTTTAAAGTGACACTTGATTTTTCTTCTTTTGATGCCGAAAAATTTGATGCTTACATTTACAGCGAGCCAAATATTATAAGCGGCATCTGCGAAATAAAAACTCGTGTTTACTGGAATCGCAAGCAGGGAACTAAGTTTAGTTTTGAGAAATTGAAGCAAAACGGATATATGATAACGGCGGAAAAACTGGATATCTTAAAAGAGCAGAGCCGTATATACAATGTATATTCGTACATTTTTGTTAATTCGCCAAACGATAAAAAAGTATTTTGCTTTAAAGTTTGCGACAAGCAAGGCACCTCCTTAATAAATTACAACACTCGTAAGACTTGGACTAGATACAGTTGTAACGATTACAAGGGGGACGTTAAACGCCCAAATGCTTACATTCCCGTATCTAACAATCCCCACTTTCATTATTTCTCTTATGTATAAATAGTTTTTGAAAAACTTTTGGTGGAAAATTAAGACTGTAGGATGGTGGCCTCTAATAAAATTTTGGTTAAACAGTAAAAAATGCGATTGTGCAGTTTGTTCTATGAGTAAGAATAAAGAAAATAAAGATAAAGGAGCGGGCAAAGGAGATAAGCCTCGTGGAGGATTTTCTCGCAATTATAGGGATAATTATGATGTAATTAACTGGGGAGAGTCCGATAAATGTGTAGATGCTCGAAATGTAAAGAAAATTTTGAAGAAACCAAATTAATATGGGTAAAAATTAATGGTAAAATGCTTTTAATTTGCGATGAATGTTTTAGAAGAAAAAAAATTAGCGATTGTTAGCGGAGGGTTTGACCCTCTTCACGTGGGGCATCTTGAACTTTTTGAGAAGGCTCGGTCAATGGCTGATTCTTTGTTTGTTATAGTTAATACTGATGATTTTTTAGAAAGAAAAAAAGGTAAACCTTTTATGAAGCTTCACGAAAGGATGGCTATCATTCAGGCCCTTAAGCCCGTTGAAGTTGCGTTTGAATGCGTCGACGAAGACGATACGGTATGTCAGACTTTAGGGTGGTTAAATATGGCTTATAAAGCAAAATTTAATAAAATAATTTTTTGCAATGGGGGAGATAGAACCAGTGAAGAAGATACTCCTGAGCATAAGACGTGTGAGAAATTAGGTATCAAACCCGTTTACGGATTGGGAGACAAAATACAAAGTAGTAGCTGGTTGCTAAAAAAATGAAAGTAAAACTTTTCGACTCTAATGAACGTGCTTTTCTTGAGAGTGTCGCTCGCTCAAGAGCAGAAGGAAAGACTCATTTAAAAACCAAATCTCTTATGTGTTCCGGCCGCAAGGACGGGAGCGCTTACGATAAGAGTCTAGAGGGACATTATATGGGGGTAGCGGGAGAATATGCCGTGGCACAAGAAGTGAAAGGCTTCATGGATTTTATTCCTCGTTCTCGAGGAGATAAGCACTCGGCAGATATTTTATGCAGGGACAAAGAAGGGAAGAGTTGTAAAATCTCCGTTAAGACTACTAAATATAAAGATCCTATCCTCAAAGTTAATTCACTAGTAGAAATAAAAGACGCTACCCATGTCGCCCTATGTCGTTACTTCAAAGAAGATAATTATCTTATCTGTCAAGAAGGGGTAGAAATGTATTGGGTAAAATCTGTAGAAGAATTTAAAAAAAATCATTACATAAGAGATTTTGGCTACGGCCCTAAAATGTGTTTGAAATGAAAACGTTTATATTATCACTACTGGTTTCCGTTTCTGTTTTTTCACAGACTCCGGAAAATAGGTCATTCGTTTCTTTTGCTAACGAGTACATTCCCGAGTTAGATGAAAGAGTGCTTACTCGTGAAGAAGTGTGGGAAGAGACGGAAGCGAAAGAGTACTTTCCCATCAATGACATTATTACTGAAAAAACTTTATTTGTTCCTAGGAGTGGCGCAAATAAAGCGTTTTATCAATCGCTTAACTATTACAACAGAAATCTTTTCATGACTTTGAAACAAGCGGCCAAGAAAGCTAGAGAAGAGAAGAAAACTTTTTATGTTAATATAGTGGCCGGAGAAAATACTCCCGCCCATGCCTTTAAAGGTAGAAATAACGTTTATAAAGCTTCTGAATATACAGAAGGTCAATGGACAATCCTCGGGATCGACCCGAAAGGGGAACTTGTACAGGATCATTACCAACATGGAGAATATGGTAAGCTAGGCAGAGATGGCATCTCCTACCAACACGCTGTAAAGACCTTTAAGGCGGTTGCTTTACGAGATGCTGCCAAGAGAGCTGAAAAAAGTGACAAAGAATACGATTGGAGAATTGTCATCAATCTAGGTGATGAGCAGACTCAAATTCATGAATTTGATACTTTTGAACAATATGAAGCTTTCTATAACAGAAATAGAATTTACGAATACCAGAAAGACCAATACCAAGTCATCAAAACTAAAGCTAAAAAACCTATAGCCAAAGCAGAATGAAATATATAATTTTATTATTTTTCGCAGCCTCTTCCCTTGTGGCTCAAGACTACCCCACAATTAAAAAATACAATGGCTTGTTCATGTCGATTTCTGAACAATCGCCGAATCTTTATTACTTTCTAATAAGGGGAGAAACCTATGGCGAAACCGCTGAAGATAGAATTAAATTAGACGATGATGATTTTACTCAAGCAGTAAAAGAAATAGGAAATAAAAAAATACACCAGTTAGTAGCTCGCAAAGCTCGACTGACTCACAACGCCATCGATCCGCTTAGAAACCAAAAAGAGTTAAAATTTTTAGATCTATCCAATAATAGACTAATTACGGATATGGCTTGTAAAAAGATTGGAGAAAGCTTTCCTCTTTTAGAGAGACTTAACCTTTACAACACTTCCGTAACCGACAAAGGTCTGGAATACTTACTCGGCCTGACATCTTTAAGGCGTCTTCATCTCGGGGGAACAGATGTTACTTTTGATGGCGCAAATAAGTTTAGGGGAGTTATGGAATCCGCATCAGCGAATGACGATTTAGAAATAACCGTGGGGTGGGGAAAGCCACCTTTAGCCAGTTTTAAGAAGAGCGCGTTTTTAAAAGCTACCTACCAAAAAAATGCTGACTCAGGTAAGCTTAATCCAGATTTCAAAGTCGGCGTGGCTGGCGAAGCCAAGCCTAACAAAAAATACGAAGACTCTGAAAAATAAAATTATGAAATCATTCATTAACTTCGAGTATATGATTACTCCGGGAATCTTAAAGATTCTTTGTTATATCGGTATGGTAATTTCCGTCATCGTCGGATTATTTACCACTTTCACAGCGGATGCTTACACAGGCATTAGTATGATTGTTCTAGGCCCAATAGCATGTCGCATTTATGCAGAACTATTGTTGGTCATCTTTGAAGTTCATAAAACACTCAAAGAAATAAGAGACAAATAAAAACACTTAACGTTAACATGATGTAGAAAGTCGGCTTACCTTGATAGACTTTGCTGAAATGGCGCATCAGTGCGTTTCGTTAGGGATCCGCAAAACTGTAAGCATCTCCCGCCGAAAGGCGGGAGTTTTTTTTAGATAAATTAAGACGTCACCTTTAAGATTAAATCAGAGGACGCTCTATGGAACCTTGGAACCTTGTTCAAACAGAATTCTCCTTTCATAAAGAGGAGGAAAAAGTTCAGCTTAAAACCCAACAAGAGAAGGCGTCTCTGCAAATAGATTTTGAATCTTTCGACGCGCCTCCTACTATTCACCTACAAAAAGCGGTAAAATATGTAATCAGAGATAGATCTACAGATTCCGTCAAAAAAGAGTTTCGGGAACTTACTCATGCGATTAACAAAAAAGTTAGCGAATTAATATCGAACGGTTTACTTTTAGATATAGTGGGGCAGCATAGTGATATTTATCTAGCGGATCGCCCCGATAAAATTAGTGCTGCCCAGTTTAAAAATGAGTTTCTTGAGGAAGAGTGTTTAAAGTGGAGAGGAGAAGGCCAGCGTAAAGAAAGTTTGATAAGGAATTGCTTATTAGGAGTCTTAAGGAAATACAAAGGATTTAGAGCGAGAAATAAAAAACTAACCACCTTCGTCGCCCACAAGAGCGACAATGTAGTTCTGGCAGATGGTCAGGTTCAATTTAAAGACGGTAAAATAAATGGCTCTTTAATAATGAAAACCCTCAGCGGCGAAAAAGAGGTGAATTATCGCCTTTCTTCCAAATGCGGAGGTATCGGGAAAAATGCCTTAAAATACATAGATCATGTAAATACTTTGAATGATAAAGGCAAACCTTCTATTTTTGGGGGCACTCTAGTAGCCGGTAAAAAGAAAAAAGGAAAAAGACTCCCAGACGTTCTTGTGGCTACCGCTTCTGTGCCCTTTTCTTTCGACTACGCTCCCCTCCAACATTTAGGAATAGACATTAACCTTAGTGCTGATCATTGGATTTATTTTTCTGAAAAGATAAATGGATATGAATGCATTCCTAAAAGCCTCTACCCCGAGATAGGACGAGTATGTAAAGAAATAGCTGACCTAAACAAGTTAATAGGCTTTAAGGGAACTAAACCCTTTGAAAGAAAATGTAATTCTCCACAAAGAAGAATATTAAGAGATGAAGTAGACAAACTGCACCAAGAACTCTCCCGTTTAATTTCCCAAGTCCCTTTTCCGGGGACTAATATTCCTTTATTGCAGCATATAGTGTCTTACGCCCAAGAAAGACATTTTGGTATAGCGATTGATATGGTCAAGACGGGTAGTAAAAATGGCACCTTCGGTCAAGATAAGCTGCAAAAACTCTTGCCAAAAGTATGTCGCCGCAACGGTGTTCCGTATTATGAAACCGCTGTACATCACACTTCTCGCCGTTGTACGCATTGCGGCTATTCCGATATTACTGTTGGAAATGATTCAAGAGATAAAAACAAAAAATCCCCTACCTACAACCTATCGACATGCTCTCACTGTGGAGCAGTGGAAAATTCCGATAAAAGAGGAGCTTTAAATTGTGCCCTTTATGCAGATCGATTAGTCTCTAAAGGGCATTGGGATTTTGACGTGCAGAAACAATGGAACAATGAAGATTATGGCTTAAAGTGGGATCATGTGTTATTTCCTTATAATAATTTGCCTGTGCTTGCAGAAAAAGCCACGGGGAAAAAACCTCAGGTTAGTACTGATGTAGAAAGTCCGCAATGACTTTACTGAAAGTAGCTAGTAACAGTTCTCCTTAGGTAGAAACAAAACTAGTCCACCCGAGGATAAACCAAAACTAGTCTATCCGAGGGAAACACAAAACTAGTCCGCCTGCGGAAGTGACAAAACTAGTTGACCCGAGGGGCCAACAAAACTAGTCCGCTTGAGGGAAGGCTAAAACTAGTCGCCAGAGGCATGGACAAAATGCACGAAAACCGGGCTTCGGCCCGGTTTTTGTGTAATATAAGTCATGAGAAGAAAAAATTATGACATTCTTCCTGAGGATTTTGGGGAAGATGATTATATGGTTTGGTTCTGGTAAAGTGTAATAAAAAGTATGGGAGAAGTCCATACTTTAGCGTCCAACGGAAATGCCAAAGGTATAAAGAAGTATCTTGCGGGGACCGGATACAAGAAAGCTTTCCTTTCTCTAGATGATGAAAAAGGTTGGAGCCCTCTTCATTACGCCTCTCATTACAGTAGGTCAAAAATAGTTCAGCTTATTCTTACCGCTGGCATCTCTCCAAATATCAAGAGTAAAGCCCCAAATAAACAAAAACAAAATGAGTGGAATTTAGCACTTGAAACAGGAAACAAGCAAGAAACTCCCACATTTTACCCTATGGATGTGGCAGAGGGACCAAATCGCACCAAGATAATTGAGTCCCTTATAGCCAAAGGAGGAAAATTCTTTGGGGATGAATTATCTCTACATCAAGCTGTCCAGATGCAGGATTTAGATGAAATAGAGTGCTTAATAGAGGACGAGAGCGTTAAAATAAATGCCAGAGACAATCGGGGCTGGATGCCAATTCATTACGCTGTTGAATTAGGAAATAAGAAGATATGTGAAATACTTTTTGAGCATAAGGCTAACCCCAACGGTTCTTGTCACGAAGGAAACCTCAATCCTTATGAAATTGCTAATGATAACGACAATCAAGAATTGTTAGAGTATTTGAAATCTAAAGGGTGCTTAAAAAATCCTAATAGAAACTATAAAAGGCAAAATATTTCCTCTTCGAGTGAAATTAAAGTTGGCTCAGATAAACCAAAAGGATATAAGTCAATGGAGTTTCAAGACGTTAAAAAGGCTCCGACAAGTCTTTGGGGGAAGATGACTGAATCAAAGGCCGACAGGAGAGCCAGAGAAGAGGCTATGCAAAAAGAGCATGACGAAAGAAATGCCCGAATAAAAGAAGCCGCTGATAAGGCCAAGGCAGAGGAAGAACGGTTAAAAAGGTCTAGAGTTATAAAATGGAAGTTCGGGGGCGACCCATTTAAACTTAAAGGCGATGCCATTGAGTACGACAGCCCTTGCGAATCACATACATACTTTATGGATATTGTTGGGTACTCTAAAAAGAGCACAGCAATGCAAAAGAAGGTTATGGATGACCTTATATCTATAGTAAAAGGAACGCAGAGCTATCAACAAGCGCAAAGGCAAGGAAAGTTAATTATTCTGCCGACTGGTGACGGTATGGCTTTAGTTTTCTTTAATAGCGTTCACGCAGCTTTCAGGTGCGCAGTTGATGTGGGAAAGAAGTGTTATAAGAGCGCAGATATAGGATTAAGGAATGGTCTTTATACTGGCCCTGTGGTCCCAGTTAAAGATATAAACGATAACCCTAATGTAAGCGGACACGGAATAAATATGGCTCAACGATGTATGGATGCCGGAGATAATGATCATATACTCATTTCCAATCATGTGCATATGAATGTATGCGAGATGGATATTCCCGGTTTGAAATTTGAAGATTGGGGCCAAGTGTTTGTAAAGCATGGCACTACTGTTCATTTACATACAGCTTACGGCCCGGGTTTTGGAAGAACAGAATTCCCCGACTGGAGAGGTACAAAGAAAGCGGAGTTTAAGACCGATGGGTAAAAAAAGTGAATTAACTCGATCACCGCAATGGCGGAAACATTTACGTAAATATTGGCAGAGAAAGTTTTGGAAGAAAGAAAGGCAAAATAACAAAAAAGAAATCAATGAATGAAGGTATACTGTATTACTTGGAAAGACGAGAGATGGAGTGCAGATAAAGAATCTTTAAAAGCGATAAATAATTTAATAAATAAAGAAAAAAAAGTGAAAAATGGAGATAAATTCTTTTATATATTGGGATGCTTTGCCTTATTCCCTTTTGTTATTCGGGACTATACAGGGAAAGCTATAAAATTTTTAATAAGAAAGATAAAAAGAAAATGAAAATAAATAACATTTTTTGTAGAGGTGATGGATTTAAAATGATTATAGTCTGTACAATAAGTTTAATTGTAGGTCTTACTGGCGCTTCTTATTTTGAAACAAGTCGACCAAGATCTATACCTACAATGAGCGATATAGCTAACTCAAATACAACAAACCTCGTCTCGCACCTCCCTATAATTAGGATAGGTTCTGGAATAAGGTAATGGCGCGATTACTTAAGAAGCTAACTTTCAAAGAGCATATAATTTGCTCTTATAATATATGTAAACATGAACTTAAAGAACAATGGAGAGAATATTTAATTGTAGCCGCCGCGCCTTTCGTAGGCTTGTTTTTACTTTACTGTATAGCTGTATTGTGATAACTCTATGCGGATGTTCAGGGACATGGGTATGGCAAAAAGATTATCCCAAACATAGGACGATGTCTTTCAAATGTCCACGATGGAACTATAATGAAGCTTTTGACGAGCTTCACCATGTATATGTCACCAGACAACATGAACCAATCAAAATTAATGACAAGAAGCGAGACGAGTGAAGAGCTCCTCAAGAGGGGATATGTACCAGATGATTATCCCGGAATCTGGAAAGCTCCTAATGGAGATTTAGTAGCTTGGTTTATAGCTGTTGGTCGTGAAGGGTTAACTTTCGATAGGAAAAGTTGGGGGCCGGAAATTTCTGCGTGTAAAAAGCGTTGGAAAGACCGAAAAAAATGACAGATTTTCCGTGGGCTATAGGAGACAATGACATCCAATCTAAAGGAATCAAGGCGTGGGCCGCTAGGCAACAGCGGTCTGCAGAAATGCAAAGCTATACAGCAGTAAGAAGAGCTTACTCAGCTACCTTGTGGGGAAAATATATATCATCTCAGATTAACCAGACCTTGGAATATAATGCTTTTTATGACGCTATCACTACAGATGAGCTTGATTTACTAGCATAAATAGTGTATTCTTTAGGTATCATGGAACCTAAAATAGATGACCAAGCCAGTTTAGGTATTAATTTAAAGTGGTTAATTCAAATTATAGTAGTAGCTGCGTTAGCAGTGTGGGGGTACTTTGGCCTTACCTCCCAAATCTCTCAACTTCAAATAGATGTTATGAGAATGAAAGATGCCGTCGAGATGAACTCTGACTTCCGAGTCAAATGGCCGTTAGGTCAACTCGGGGCTCTACCTGACGACGCCGAACAGAATATGCGTTTAAGATTCATTGAAAAGGACGTACTGACAATGGAAGCTCATATAGACACATTGAGAATCCGATCTATCAAACAGGAAGAATTGCACAATCCTCCTCATCCATTTGTGCCCGTCTTAAAGACTGAAGCTCATAACGATCATAACGATTAAAAAAAGTGTAAAGCATTATGACTATTTATGGATACTACTAATCAACCGCAATACAATTCGTCAGATGTCACGGACGACAAGAAAAATGATGAAGGCGACTGCGGCTGTGGCTCTGGCTGCGGCTGTGAGGAGAAAGAAGAATAAAATGTCCGAGAAAGAGCAACTTCAAGACATGATAGAAGCCCTCACTCAACTGAACGTGAGAAGCTTAGATGAGGAAAGCCGCGATGAAGCAGAATACATTGTTAATGATGTCATTATTTCTTTGGAAGAATTAATAGATTTATTGTAGTTTCGGGGCGAAAATACTCTATATGTACGAGTATAACGCCCAAGTCCTCAGAGTTGTCGATGGCGACACCGTAGATGTGTTGATTGACTGCGGGTTTTCTACTTTCCGTAAGGAAAGAGTGCGTCTTTACGGCATAAATGCCCCCGAATCTCGAACTCGAGATAAAGAAGAAAAGAAGAAGGGGTTAGCGGCGAAAGAACGATTAGACCAACTCATCACAAATACGGAAGGTAAAATTGTGGTTAAGACAGAACTTGATAAAAAGGGTAAATACGGGAGAATACTCGGTGTTATTTGGGACGAGGGGAAAAAGAAAAACTTTAACAATATGCTTGTCGCAGAAGGCCATGCTGTTAAGTATAATGGAGGTAAAAGATGAAATTAGAAACACGCGTATTTATTTGTTTTATTCTCACTCTTGTTCTTATTTTTTTAACGGGGTGCCATTCGGTGAAGTGGGAATGGTTCCCAAAAGAAGACCCTTACCGTCAAAATGAGAACCTCAAACCCCCTTTCGCCATCAAAGGCACGAAAATGGATACGCCGACACCTAAAGGCGTCACTGTCCTTAAGGGTAGTTTTTAATGGACTCAAATTGGCAAAATTACGTTACAAATAGCAATGATCCCGATTGGAAAGAGATACTTATGCGAATATTGAAATGTTGGGGTCATATCCACGATGATTGGTATGAAGAATATTGGCATAAATTTGGCATTTCTCGTGAAGAAGGACGAAAAATAATAGAAGAGTATAAAAAATACAAATAGAATAAATTATTATGGCTCCTCACCCTTTAGATGGCGCGCAACCTGACTTTACTCCAGACAACACTCCTATCAGAGCTTATTGTGTGCGACTGAGTGATAGGGATGTAGATAATCTTAAATCATTACTTTCTAGGAATTTTGCTGGCCTTACATTAGGAGTGGTAAATGAATGCGCGGCCATAATCAAAGCCGTAAAACAGATATGCGCAGAAGATGATGAAGCTCTGGACAATTATGACTGAAAAAAAGCCAAATAAATATGATGAATGTGTAATCTGTGGAGAGACCACTGAATACGCCGAAATGGATCATATTAACGCAAGGAATTTTTATATAGAAGGGGCAGGGCAACTATGCCAAGGCTGCTTCGACGAAACTTACCATTACGAAAGAAAAAAAGCCAAATAAACATGAAAAAAAAGTCAATAACTCTATGTAGCGGAAGAAGATGTTGCCCAGTTTTAGTTTTAGAAGGAAGTAAGGTTAAAATCACTGATGATTATGGCAACACTGTGCGGATGCACCTCAATCAAGCCAAGCTAATCGAAGGAGCTCTTAAAAAACTACAATCTTCTTAATCCTTATTTTATTTGATATTACAGCCTGTATCGGTCTTACTTTTATTCTAAAGTATGGCTCTATTCTAGCCTCTTTTCGAGAATACCTTTTTAATAAAAATTCTATTTTTAGAGAATTTTTTCAATGTAGTTTGTGTTTAGGTTTTTGGGCTGGCTTTTTTGTTTTATTATTTGGAGATACTCATTATCAACTCTTACCATTAGTAAGTGCTGCGGTGTCATGGACTGCGGATAATTTCAATAACTCCCTTCACGCTTGGGAGGATTTAGTGGATAATAAAATAAAACGTGAAAAAGAAAATGCCAAATAAACATAAAAAAAAATTCTACCTTATATGGTGGCTGATTATATTGAGCGTAGTGATACTAAACTGCGTGTTAGCAGCGAAATATCTAGTATGACGTACCGGGAGCTTCTATTCAGAATGGCGGAAAAAGAAATGCTCACTTTATCCAGCGACAAAGATGGTCGAGGGTTATTTTGGGTGGGAATGAATAATATGGAAGCTCTTGATAAAGAGTTCGACTGGAAAGACTTTGAAGGAGAACGTCCTCCTAAAAAAGAATTTTGGATCGACAAACAGGGAAGGAAAAACGCCAAATAAACACAATTAACTATGAAGATATTAAGGAACTTATGGTTAATTTGGTGTCGTACCGTCGATCATCGCATAGGTAAGACTGACGAAGATCAGCCTGACATTCCAATTCTCTCCCTAAAACAAGCTCAAGTCAGTCTTTTTTTGAGGACTTTTATTATTTTAGTAAATTTAATTACTTGTTTTTTCATAGTAGCGAACATAATACATAAATGGTAAAAAAAATAACAAAAGCCAGAGTTATGACTCGCCCCAAGTCCAACACTCTTGACCCTCAAGGAGTGGTAGTAAAAGGGGAGCTTGAAAGAAGTCTAGGTATAAAATACTTAAAGAAGGTAAGTGTTGGTCGCTACATTGAAATTCTTTTAGAGGATGGGCCGCAAGAAGATGTTAAAAAAAATATACAAGAAGCAATAGATAAATTATTATATAATGAGATTATTGAAGATTATGAAGTGATTTATGAATGAAAAAACGCCAAATAAACACTATGCACCAGAATGGCCCTTGAATAGTGAGTGCGTTGGAAGGCCCATTATGAATGAAAAAAACCCAAATAAACACTTTTCCCCAAAAACGCGAAGCTACACGTTCGACGATGAAAGAAATGATTGGCTAGAGGAAGATTATCATAATTTTTATTTTTTTGAAGGGGAGGACGGTATAGTAATTTATCATTATTTAGGAGAAGAAACGCAAGGAATCTCCTACTCTTTTGAATAAAATTTTTTTTATGCCTTATTAGTGAGATTATTTATCAGAGGTTAAAAAACTCTTTTTTCCTCCATAAAAATTTTTTTTAAGAAAAAGTAAAAAAAGGGGTTGACAGGCTACCCCGACTGTCGTATGCTGTTCCTCGGCATGATTACTACATCAAAGCAAACGACACTCAAACAGTCCGACGATTTCGAGTCATTTTCTTTCGGAATCAAAGAGTCAGGACTCTCTCATATATTCAATGTACTGCGAAACCAGTTATATTCTGATAAGGTTTTAGCAGTAATCCGCGAATACTCTACTAATGCGGTAGATGCCCATATAGAAGTGGGACAAGCAGACAAACCAATCAAAGTAACTCTACCTACTCAAATGACTCCTGAGTTTAAGGTGAGGGATTTTGGCCGAGGTTTAACAGAAGAACAAGTCGCTCAGATTTACGCAATGTACGGTGAATCTACCAAGCGTGGAACTAATGAGCAAATCGGTCAGTTGGGACTTGGTTCAAAGTCGGCGTTTGCATACGGTGATAACTTCGTAATCAACTCATTCGTTAATGGAACTAAAACAACCTATAATGCTTTCATTGACCCTAGCGATGTTGGTCAAATCTCCAAGATTCATACCGAAAAGACTGATGAGAAAGACGGTATTGAAATTGTCATTCCAGTAAAGTCTGACGATTATGATGAGTTTTACCATAAGGCTACTAGATTATATAAGTATTTTAAGGTTATTCCCGATGTTCGCGGAGCAAACCAAGAGCAACTAAAGAATGATTTGAAACGCGATGAGATTGTTGTTGGTGAGGATAACTGGAATCTCGTAAAAGGTGAGTCTTATGCGGTGATGGGTAACATTGCCTATCCATTAGATTCTGGTGCATTAAATCTAAATTGGCAGGATGATAGAGCAGAATTGATTTCGGCGGGAGTGGTAATTGATTTTGCGATTGGTGATTTGGAAATCTCTGCAAGTCGCGAGGCATTACAATATACCGACAAGACTAAAAAAGTCATAACTAAAAAATTAGAATCCATTATCAAGCGATTGCCCGATGTATTAGGTGAGAAGTTTGAAGAATGTGAGACTTTATGGGAGGTGAAATGCCTATACAACCAAGCCTTTGCTCATGGAGGTTTCGGTCAAAAAATCCGCAAATTGGTAGAAACCAAAGGGATAATATGGAACGGTGTCAAAGTAACCAATGGTAATTTTAGTACCCAAGAGTGGAAGAATGAAGATTTGGAGTTGAAAGCGTTCAGTAAGCCAAACTCTTACGGTAGAAGAAAACGAGTAAGAGGGGAAGAAGTTCATAACATTTACGCTAAAGATGACAGTTTAATAATTTACGATGATGCTCCTTCGCATCACGGTAGATTGAACCGTATCGCACCTTTAGTGGAGCAGTATGATAAACGTGATGAGCAGCATAAAGATACTCCAGTTTACAATACTGTTTATTTGATAAATTTTCGTTCACCGAAAGCTAAAAAAGAATTTTTTGATAAGCAGAAGTTGGACTTCCCTGCAAAAAAACTGACAGAATACCCCAAGATTGTATTGCGGGACATTTACCCAAGCAACTCGACGGTATCGGGCGGCACTACCGTTAAAAACTCAAAACATAACACCAAGGTTTTCTCGCTAGACCAGTATTGCAGTCACGGTCAATACCATAATTGCAGAAGCGATTTCTTTGAGTCGAATGAAGTGAATTTAGATGAGGGAGGTGTTTATGTAATCGTGGACAAATTCTTTTGGGGTAAACAAGCGGAAAGTGAGAAGCATCCCCATTACCTTGTTCAAAAAACCAAGGCGTTGTCAGCGATGGGAATAGATGTTCCAACAATCTACGCCTTGAAACCTACCGATAAAAACATGGAGGCAGTTGAGGCAGATAATTGGCATTACTTTGAAGATTGGGCAGTCGAAGCGTTTCAGAACTTTTTAGGTGAAGAAGGGTATGTTAAGGATGTATTCTGGAAGCGTTGTGCCGAGAATCATCGTCGATTAACTGAGCGGCATGATGAATGGTGCGAAGGACTCTTGGAAATGAGTGAAAGAAATGACGATTTCCTAAACAGTCTGCCCGATTCATTGGCGAAAGATTATATTACTCGTTATATGGAAATGAATAAAGAAAGCGAGGAATTCAACAAGATATTTGAAGCGTTCAAAATTATCGGTAAGTCAAAGTACAATGCCTATGACCGTTATCGTCACGGTGAGGATGGCAAACCCCAAAAACCCGATATGAGAGGCATACTTGATTATTGTTGGGGTGAAGAATACGAATGGCTATACGATTCCAAGAGCGACCTAAACGCAATGAATAAAGAATGCCAGAAACGCTATCCAATGATTACTTTGATGGATGATTCTCATTACAACTGGCGAGGTCAGAAAGAGGCAGCGGAGGCAGCGTCACAATATATTACGCTTGTTGAAGCGACCTATAACGCTAAAAAAAAGATAAAAGACGCAAGGCAAAAAGTTGAAAACATTTTTGAAGTCAAAGAAACAGTAAACGCTTAAAGAAAGGAAATACGCTTATGTTACCATACATACTAACCGATAACTCCCTTACAATCGTCGTAGACGGTAAGGCACTCACGATGGAAAGTTCAAACCCATCGTTTAACGAGGCAACCAAACTATTAACAGAGGAAAGGTTTGATGAATTGCCTGACTTGTTCGACGTTCCAAAGGCAGTCGAAAAATTCGCGGAAGGAAACATTTCAGTTTCCGATGGAGAAGTTCGCTACAACAATGAGGTGATTCACAATCACGTTGTGGGTCGAGTCCTCGACTTTATGCGGAAAGGACTCCCATATAAGCCTCTGGTGAGGTTTTTAGATAAGCTGATGGAGAATCCATCACGCCGAGCAGTAAATGAGTTGTACTCATTCCTAGAGCATAAGGCAATGCCTTTGAC